ACTTCCAATTTACAGCATGACAGCACGTGATGAGTTGGATTTAAAAACTCCAGATGCACTTATGAACGGTGAAGCGACCACAAAAGTGATTAAGAGTTGTTGTCCACTAATCGATGATCCATGGAAAATGCCTAACATCGACCTAGATGCAATGCTTATTGCAATAAGAATTGCTACATACGGTGAAAAAATGGATATTGATGTTCCTATACCGGATTTAAAAGAGCCTGTAACAGAAACATACACTATCGATCTAAGACAAATACTTGATAGCCTAAACAATTTAGTTTGGGAAGAAGAGTTAGTTGTAGGAGATTTAACATTCACTATCAAACCGATCACTTATAAACAGGGTACTGATTTTTATCAAACAACCTATGAACAACAACGTCTTGCTAATATTCTTACAAACGAAAAAGTTTCAGATGAAGAAAAAATGCAAGCATTTAAAGAAGGGTTTAAACGATTAAGTCAAACTACACTAGAAATTGTTTGTGCTCACGTTACAGAAATTAAAACACCCGAAGGTATTGAAACAAACACAAAAGCAATTAAAGAGTTTTTTGATAATACAGATAAAGATACTTTTGTTGCTGTTAGTGAGTTTGTTGATAAAAATCGCAAAACATGGCAAATACAACCTAAAGTTTTTAATGTACCACAAGAGTTACAAGACAAAGGTGCTCCTCCAACCGTTGAGGTTCCATTGCTTTTTGATCAATCAAATTTTTTCGCATCAAGGTAGCGACTCTCTCGATTTCTGAAATCGAAGAACTTGTAAAGGATCTAGAAAAACAAACCTCGGTTATTTTAGAAGAGTTGGTTACCTTGTGTTGGTACATGAGGGGAGGCCTACAGTTGCGAGATGCCTACGATACTGTACCAGAAGAACGTGAAAAAATAGCCAAGTTGGTTGAAAGAAATATGGAAACAACCAAAAAAACTGGAATTAATTTTATTTAGGATTTTTTCATCATCTTTGCAAGTTGCAACAGTCTTGTTCTTCCCTGCTGTGATTGCAAAGCGGCTTCAATTGTGTTAATAATAGGAGCCAGTGATGCTAGTTCTCTTTGATTTAGCGGCTTACCATCCTGTATTTTGTTAATGCCTCTAACAGCAAGTTCAGGATTTTCAATTCCCATTTCCTTGCTCATAAAACGCAAACCGCCCTTGGTTTTTGCATCTCCTTGTGCATCCTTTGAACCCTTATCGTCGGATCCTTTACCGCTTAGTTTATCCTTGATTGCCTGACCAATGTCAGTATTGCCCTTGGCAATATCTCCAAGTTTATCCAACTTGGTCTGTGTACCGCCAAATCCTTTTTGAAATCCTTTGATGAAACCGTCGCTTTTGCCCCAGTCTTTTTTCTTTGTGATTACATTAGGTTGTTCTTTAGCAAAAAATGTCTGCTGTATTGCTTCCGCTTCCTGCGGAGTAGGCTCGTTGCCAGCAATTTCAACTTCTTTAACACCGTCTGGTGTTTCTACTTTAATAACTGCCATTATTGAAACCTATAAATTCCGTCTTGGCCTTGTGCAAGTTTTCCTGTTCCGGCGCCTTTGTTGCCCGCATCCTGTTGCTGTTTTACATGGTCTTTGTATCCAGGTGTAAATTTGCCTGGCGCTAGATTTGCTATCTGGTCGTTTTCAAAACTCTTTTTAACAGCAAACATGATAATTTGCTCAACTTCCTTGTTGCCAATTACCTTTTGTTCTTTGTCTGTTCCAACCACCGGTGCTTCATACATACCAGAGGCTATTTTCTGATTAGGATCGTTGGTTTGTTTTCCTTGGTTTATGTCCGCAACGTTGTCATCACCACCCTTGTCACCACCAAACATGCCTCCTACCTTTTGACCCAGTTTGGTCATTTTGTCTTTAAGGCTACCAGGCTGTGTTTGGCTTGCTGTTGCCTGTGCCGCACCCATGCTTTGTTTTAGTTGAGCCATGTCTTTAACCGGAAAACCTTTTCCTTTAAGGAATGCAAGCAGTCCTTCTTCTGTGGGTTTACCGATTGTGGAGTTTTTGGCAATTGCCATAAATTCTTTATAAACTGCATTTGCTGTGGATTGTACCTGATCGGCCATTTTTGCTCCGGAAGCACCCGGAACCTTGGAAGCAATTTTTGTAGCCGCCCTTTTAAGCATGCCTACAGGCGCTTCATTAACTTTAGATTCATTTAAAACAGCAATTTCATTAATTTTCATACCAAATTCTCCTACTGTTATTTATATAATAAGTGTTACACCAACAGAAAACCAAATAGCGTAGTTTAATAGCGATAACTACTAATCTAAATATTTCTATGATTACAAAGTATAGAGTAATTGAAAACGGTACACAAGAAATATGCGTTGCAAATTCGCCAGAAGAAGCAAGCACGGTTGTTGCCTGTTATCAAATGCAAAATCCACACAACACTTATGAGGTTGTTGAATATCAAGAAAGTTCTGTTAAGCCGGGATTTGGAAGAGATCCTGATCTACATTAGTATGTAGTAAGAAGTGAACTGCGTTCACTTGTGTTTATCGCTATCGCTCAAACACCACTTTCTTTTTCTTAATATATAAGAACAATAATTGCGAAGCAATTTAGCATCATGTAGATTGTTTCAGTCAGACGGAACCTGCTAAAGGTCCCATCTAATCTTGAACATCATGTGAGTTCGTCACAGCCAAGACTTGGAAGTAGGTATTTTGTTTATACACCTGTTTGTGGGGCTCTGACCTTTCCCCTACCTACGTCGACATCACGTAAAATTTCTGCTAAAAACCGCTTTGCTACCGCAAGCCGCTTCGCGGGTCTCTACGCTACCGCCCACTTCGTTCCTTTGTGAGCGTTTTTTCAAACACAGTGTTTTTGACTGACAGCATTCAATCTACATCAACCAGTGAGCCCGATTTGTTTGTTGGCTTCCTCCCATTGGGGGTCGATCAATGTGTACGAGTGTCCTTTTCAAGGGTACCTTTTACTCAGCGGTATTTGCAAACTGGCCCGCCAACCTTGTGTGCTGTTATGTGTTGCCTAATTTTTCTAGTGCTTCTTTTAGAACTTTTGAGCCGCCTACTCTTACATTAATAATTCCGTTATAATACTCGTCTGTTTCTAATACTCTGCGGTCAAACTGTTCTTTTGCCTCGAGGTAACTCATCAAGCCTCTGCTATTACAGTAGTGGAGAATTTCGCGTGTGAACTTTTCTGGGCCTAGTGCCTTAACGTCTGCCTGTAAATGATCTGAAGATCCCCAATAGTCTCTCCAATCACTTTCAACTTTGCTTCTTCGTTTGTTTTTCTTGCCTTTAAGAGGTGGCTTTGTTTTCTTGAATTTTGCTAGTTTTTTGCCTACGTACTTGCGATTGTTGGTAGTGTTTGTTATCAGGTATACAAAACCTTCGCAATCTGCGGGAAGTTCTTGTACTATTTTGCCCTGATAAGTCCACTCCATAGTGATACTTACCGATGCCTAATCTTCTATGTCTCGATTCTGGTTTTGAGCCTTGTTTTCTCGTTTTTGTGCTTTTAGTGCCTTGCGTTTAGCCTGTATTTCGTTGCGCCTTTCGGTCGCTAATTTTCGTATATCACTAAGGATAACTCGTGCCTTGCGGCCAGTTTCGTCGAAACCTTTTGCTTCAAATCGTTCTTGTGCGTTATAGTAATCCATCATTGCTTGGACAAGCAATTCATGGGTAGACTTAGCCACTTACAACCTCCGTGTCGTTGGAGTATGAAGTGAATCCGTTATCCTTAATTACCTTCAAAATGTTATTCACCCTGGAAGATAGTTCATCTTTGTGCGAAATGAGATATATGTTTTTACCTCGTTCTCTAGCCATCTTTTTAAGTATACCAATTGAACTTTCTACACCAGCGGCATCAAGACCGTTATCGATAAGTTCATCAATAAACAACAAATTAATGCTCTGATATAGGCTTTCCCAAACATCACGGAACGCCCAACTCATGGATAAAATGAGTCTATTTCGTTCACCTCTACTGAGGTTATCAAAGTCTAAGTCACGTCCTAGTTCTGTAATTTCCACAGTTAAATCATTCAAAAATATAACCTGATGTGGTAATCCTGTGCGTTCTAGGTAATATTGTAAACGCTTGTTTAAGAATGCTAAATTTTGATCAATGATACGTTTACGTATAAAACTGTCTTTGCTTGTAAGCAATTTATACAAGAAATCCATATGCTCTTTCATTTCTGTTAGTGCATTTATATTTTCCCAACTTACTTCTTGTAGTGCTTGCTCACGAAGTTCTTTCATTTGTTCGGTATATGGATTTACTTCTTCTTCTTTTTCAATTTTGCGTTCTTCTAAACTTGCAAGATTGTTTCTATGATTATATGCTTCTTCACTGGTTTCATAAAATGTATTAGGACATCCATTAATATCACCAATATCATTTATTTTTTCATTTACAGTTTTAAGTTCTAAAGTAATTCCGTCAATGTATGTTTGACTTTCATTAACATCATTTTGTTTTTCAGCAAGAATTTTTCCATGTGCTTCGTCATGTAAATCCTGACCACATGTAAAACATTTTTTACCTGCAATATCTTTAAGTTCTTGTTCATATTTTGAATGTGTACGTTCAGCACGTAGCAAACTACTTTCTAAACTTGCTTTTTCTTTGTTAAGATTTGTAAGTTCGTTGTTTTTGCTATCCCATTCTTTTTTATCTTTGTGTGCTTGAATTTCAGCATCAATATCAACAGTGATTAATTGACTAATTGCTTTGGTTGTTCTTGCAATTTCTTCTGCTTGGTTAGCGTCCCATGCTTTTGATTTAATTTCTAAATTGTCAATTGATTCCTGTACTTTTTTGTTTGCGGTTTCAATACCTTTGATTGTTGCTTCTTCTTCACTAATAGCATCACGTATTTTTTTCTGTTCTTCTTTTAAACGTTCTGCTTTTTCAGATAAGATGGTGATGCCCAATAACTGCTCAATGATCTCTCGTTGATCGTTGGCTTTTAATGAAAGGAAAGGCTCTGTGTAGGTATTGAGCGCCACCAAATGCTTGAACATAGTATGAGTCATGTCCAGTAATCGTATAATATCTTCTTGTGTTTTTCGACTATCGCCTTGCGATTCGTCAACATCATCTGCTGTTACATCAATGTTTTCTTTATAAAATTTAAGTATGTTAGGTTTGCGTCCACGTTCAATTCTGTAGTTTTGACCGTCTTTTTCAAATTCAACAGTAACCAACATGCCTTTGCCGTTGGTTTTATTGATTAAATTTTCTCTGCGAATCTTAGTAAGTGCCTCGCCATACAGTGCATAACTTAGTGCATTTACAATGGTTGTTTTACCAGTACCGTTACGTGAACCAGCATCGTCACCACCTAAGTCTAGGTTTTCTCCTAGCACAAGTGTTAGCAAGTTTTTATCAAAATCAACAGCCTGGGTTTGATTACCCACACTCATAAAGTTTTTTACTGTTATTGTTTTAATTTTAAACATTACAATCCTCGATAGATATCCAACAACAAATTAGGTTTATATGTTGTGCTATCTATTTTTGTTATTTGATCTGTTACAATTTGATCCACCGATTCAAAATCAATCTCACCTGGTTCTAGTTTATTCATTTCATCATCAGCACTTGTGTCTGGTAACAAACTGATTTCTCTAATGTCGTACTGTGCTGAAAAGTTTTCTTTAATAAAGTTTGCTTCTTCGTATGAAATATCAATGTCTAGTGTTACTCGCAAATACAAGTTTTTAGGTGCAAGTATTTCTTCCGTTTTATCTAGTAATCTGCTAAGTGGTATAGTTCTGTATTTTGGACAATCTGGCCAATCGATGAACTCAGGCTCACTTCCCCATTCTAATACCATCATACCACGCTCATCATCCCATGCATCGGCGTAATTGTGTGGAAAGGCATTACCGATGTAGTAGATGTTTTTGCGTTGTTGACGTTTGTGGAAGTGGCCTGTGAACACCATTTCTTGGTTAGCAAAATCGTCTGCTTTGATTTCACCTGTATCAGGCATTTCAACCATAGCATTCATTTTAAAGTTAGGAAGTTCAAAGTGTCCAAACATATATTTGCATTTTAGTTTGGCAACATCTTTCCATTCTTCTCCTACCAACCACGGAACCAAAGCAACATCGTCTATTACTTGTGGTTCGTTTACCACAGTTATACCCGGTACATGTTTACCAAATACAACACTGTGAATCTCACGCTTGTCCTTATAGTACAAGTCATGGTTACCTGGAAAAAAGAAAAACTTATCAAATGCTTTTCCTAGTTTTTCCAAAGAACGCAAACTTGCATCCATTGTGGTTAAGTTTAATGCACTTCTGTTATGATGCCAGTCACCTGTAAAGATACCTACATCACAACCTTGTGCTTTTGCTTGTTCAATGTACCAATCTACGAATCTTTCGCAGTCGTCATTGTGAATTTTAGAATTACTTTTAAGACCAAAGTGTATATCTGTAAAAACTGCGGCCTTTTTGAATAACTGTGCCATGCCTTTCCTCTAATAATCTTAATATTATACGTTCTTATAGATCAAGAAGTCAACCTAATAGTCCGCCTTTGGACGTCTAATACTCTTATAAAATTCTGCCAATTTTTCTTTGTCCTCTTTAAACACTTCTTGGTTTTGTCTAGTAAAGGACGGATTAAGGCCATTCTCCTGTAGAATATCGTCACGTATATTTTGATTTTTCTTTTCTATGTTTAGTACTCTTGTAAAACTGTTAGTAACCGCGGCAGTGTAATAGGCAAAAGGATTTTCACTTTTGCTTTCGTCAAACTGTAAACCAATCTGCGAAAGTTGTAACACAGCCTGTGCCCTCATTTCATCATTGTAGGTGTAACCACGCCAGTTTGAACGTGTTCCGTATCTATCAGCAAGTTTTAGGAACATACGTCCTAGTTCTTCTGTAATTCTTCCGTGTGTTTTGTTAAAATGTCCATTATGCACACCACCTTCCCAATGGCTTTTACCAACACAAACTAGGTTGTCCTTTACATCATACTTCCAATGTTGAAAAGGAGGAAAGTTGCAACGTTCATGTTCATCTGCTACTGTTTTGGTTTTGCGTTTGCGGCCAGGCGCTAGTGGAATATGATCAAACGTCATAATCCTAAAAATTAAGTCAGTCTTTTCAATTTTACGCCAATCTGGTGTAACATCCGCTAATTTTGTCTTTTTATCACCTGCTTCACGTGCGGCTTCGTAGGCTTGTTTTCCAATCCTGTCTGCACGATTACGCTTTGCTTCTGCTACTGTTAATCTGTTAACCTTGTCTAAACTAGGTAAAATTATATCATAAGTCGCATACTCATCATCGGCATACGAACTGAAACTGTTCTTGCTTTTATGTATCTGTTTAAGCAGATCTCTATTGTTCAAATATTTTACTTTTCTCATGAGATTCTCCATGTATAAGTAGTATTATAAACTACGTAGTTAATAATTGCAATAAATATTGTTACCAAAAGGAGCCAAAACAATATGGGAATTTTAGATAATTTTAGATTTACTAATTCAAATAGTAAAGTAACTGCTGGTAAGCAGGGAGCCGATGTACCTGCTGAAGAAACAGGACTTACGGGTTTTGGCAATTCTCTTGTAGACAATTTGAAAAAGGCTACCGGCCTTGGTGGGGCATTTGAAAGACTTGAAGGAAAACTGGGTAAGGGAGGAAAAGAAGAAGAGAAAGCCGAACCAACAAAACAGTTTTTCCAAGCAGGTGGTAAACAGTATGAACGTGATCCTCGTATCAAAATTAGAATTCCAACAAGTTATTTAAAGGGTCCGGCAGGCCATTTAGCGAGCGTAGGTGACAAAGCAGTTGTATTTCCTTACACTCCGCAAATAGTTGTGCAAACAAGAGCCAATTATAATGCAATAAATCCCACACATACTAATTATACGTTTTATGCTTACCAGAACTCAATGCTGGATGCAATATCAATTGTTGGAACATTTTCAGCACAAAGTTTAGAAGACGGAAGGTATATGCTTGGTGCAATTCATGCACTAAGATCTGTTACCAAAATGAATTTTGGTCCAAGCCAAAACTCAGGTGCGCCGCCACCTATTTGTAGACTAGATGGTTATGGTGCATACCAATTTAATAATTTGCCTGTTGTTATCAGCAGTTTCTTTTACACACTTAATGAAGATGTAGACTACATGCAGATCACAGATAAAAATAGTGGAAAAGCAACAAATGTTCCGACCAGAGCAGAATTTACAATTGAATGTTTACCAGTGTTCTCAAGAAGAGATCAAGCAAACTTTAATATCGATAAATTCATAAGCGGTAGTTTAACTGAAACTAAAGGAATGATCTAATGGCAGTGTATGCTAAAACAAGTCTGTACGCCACAACAGAACAAACAAATCGCAGTTTAGGAATTTTAGACTATACAGAAATTCCTAAAATATCTGGTGATGTTTTATATGAAATTAAATCTCAATATAATTATAGACCAGATTTGTTGTCTAGCGATTTATATGATGATCCTAACTTATGGTGGGTATTTAAATCTAGAAATCCAAGTGTGCTAGAAGATCCTATTTTTGACTTTGTTGCAGGCGTAAAGATATACATTCCTACAATCGACACAATTAGATCCGTTATCGGAGGAGTATAATGGCGGCAAAAGAATCGACTAATTTTGATCGTCCGAACGCTAAAAATCAAAACAGAGGTATTGATTTAAGTGGTGATATTCCTTCAGGAGGTTCTGATCCTGATCCATGGGGAACTTTTTATAAAGGTGTAAAAGGAAGACACAACCGTTTGCATGATTATAATATTTACAATTATAACATTGCACTTGTCGCACTATCAAAAGACCAAGTTGAAAAACCAGAAACATATCAGGGTAGAGTTTTTACTAATGGTCAGGAAAACAAAGGATTTTATGTTGTAGCACGTAGTGGCGGCTATGGTAGAACCGAAGAAGGTG